CCATGGAAGCCACACTCGATATCGGCGATCAAGTGACTCTGGTCCCTGCCTACGAAGTGTGCGCGGCCCTTGCCCCACTTTTCATAGCAGTGCTCGAACGCCGGTAGCCACTCCTGGTGCTCTTCGAAGTGCTCCAGGATACTCGCACGCATGGTGTGGAAGAACCGCGCGTTGAGCGGGTCCTTGTTGGCGTCTGCGTTTCGCAGCCATCTGTCGAACGCCTCATCGTGGTTAGACCCAATGACGACAGGGAGACAGAAGTCAGGGGTCATCTCGTCGACGAACGCAATCGCCTCCTTAACCTCATCCTCTACACAGTCCGGCTCGTCACCAAAGATGCGCTCGAAACGACGGTCTGGATCGTCAATGGAGTGATGGTTCCTGGCGCGAAAGTCTAGGAGGTCGTGGTAGAGAATCTGGGACGGCTTGAGGGCGTGGACCATGGCGTCTGCGCCCGTGTAGGTCGCCTCGACCACCTTGGGCTCTACCGCGGCCACGTGGGTGTCCCCAGTGACCAGGGCCAGGGGCCGCTCGGCCTCGAACACACCAGCAGGCGTGAACATCTCGGTTAGATCGGTGAAGACCCCGTCGTCATCTGCATTGATCTGACGAAGGTGCCAGGTGTCGCCCACTACCTCCACGAGAGCAGCACCGAAGACGTGGTGCTGGAGTGCCTTCTTGCCTGCCTTGGTTCGCGTGTAGTTGGGGTAGGTGATGGCACCGGTCGAGACAAGAATCTTCGGCTTGCCGCGAACACTTGATGGGATCGGGCGAAGCTGAATTTTCGGGTGACCAAAGATGGAGGAGCAGGGGGACGCTTCCCACCCTGTAAGGGGCCGGACCGCAGTAGGCTGGATGGAGACGTCAGCGTAAACGATGAGGTCCTTGGCCAGCTCCGGCCGATCATCGCGGATGTACGGGTCGAGGCGTAGATCCCACCAATCATCCTCCTGGTCCTTCTGGGACCAGATAGAGGTGGGGTTCCGGTATCTACCGGGGACGACTACGAGCTTGGCGTCTCGGTGCTCACAGAAGTGAAGCAGGCTAGCCAAGAAATTGTCGTGGACAGGAGTGGCGTTCTGAGCCCACGTAATCACGAAGCACTGAGGCTTCCCGTAGGAGGTCCTATCAACCAGGGTGTCTTCGCCGTCATCCCAGATGAGATCGTCCATGGTCGCTTCACGCACCCGCCGGTTGTGCGTAGGCTCCTCTGGCTCCTCTACCTTCTTCGTGTTCTTGCTCTTGTGGGACTTTTGAGCCTCGGCTGCAGCCTTATTCTTGGCTGCCAGTCGAGCCTTCTGTGCTCTACGAGAGACCATTTCGTCAGGGCGCTCTCCCTCTGCTAGCCCCTGTAGCCAGGTCCAGCCGCCGAGCTGCTTGATCTGATGATCAGTGAGCTTCGTGGGAGAGTCTTGGAGCTTCTGCCATCTCCGGAACTCCCTGCGGGGCAGGCTCTTCGGGGTGAAGCCCTTCACCTCGGCGCACTTTTTGATGAGTACTAGGGCCTTCTCTAAAGTCTGATCTTGAGACATACACACTCGCTGATTAATGACTATGTGTCCGGCGAAGCCGGTTCTACCTTATTCGGTAGGTAACATACGCAGCAGCAGTTTTACAGCGAAGAAGAACGTCCCTACCCGAACATCTCCGAGAACTGTCCCGGCATCCCCGCCTCAGCTTCCTCGTCATCTTCATTCGCAAGCTTCTTGAGCATGTCTACGATGGCCTTGGAGCGGTTGTTCAAGATGTGCTGTGCCTTCATGACGAGGGCCGGTCCCTTTTCCGACGATGCGTAGGCCTCAGGGTCGCCCAGTACATACTGAACAAGGGCGAGGGAGACTGTGCCTCTAACGAACGCGCGGTACGCGGAATACAGGATCTTGCGCTTCTTGGTGGTAAGGTGTGAGGCCACATCTACCTGGTCGCTGAGGTCCATGACCTTTTCGGAGTAACCCTTCTCCGTGATGAGTCGAGGATCAGCAAGCTTGTCGTGAAGCACGTCGATCACATGTTCTGTGAACAGCTGCCGCAGATCTTCAATCTGCGACATGGCATCCTCGTCATCAGAATCTAGCTTCTCGTCCAGGAAGACCTCGTTGGCGGTCTCCAAGAGCGCCGCCTGGATCTCCTTGAGACGCTCATGCATACCAGACTGGATGTCATTGAGTTCTTTCTTGACCGCGGCCAAGTCCTGAGTCTTGGAGGGGGCCTGCTTGACTGGGACCTTATCCTCGATGTCCTCTAGATCAGGAGCTTCCTGACTGGAGGGCTCCCGTGCCTCATCAACCCGTGGGGGTTCAGGGTTGGGGAAAGGCTTGTTCGGGGCCGAGGGCTTCTCCACGCGAGGAGGCTCGGGATTAGAGAAGGGCTCCGCTGGCTCCTCTTCCATGGGAGGGGGTTCAAGTACTTCTTCGGTATCTACCTTCTCCACCACCTGAACCTGATCAAGGTTGGACTGGAAGTTCTTGGTAGAGTGTGAGAGCGACCCCATGAAGCGCTTCAGATCGGAGAGTGACGTAGAGTCTCCCGCTACCAGGCGGCTCAAGAAGTTCTTACTCTGGAGAGGGCCTGCGTGAAGAGCCATGCGAAGGAAGTGCTTCATCGCTCCGTAGAGCTTGACGATGCGGTCGTCCTTCTGGAAGACCTTCAGAAGTGCGGGGTATAGCTTCTGCGCGGAGGTGTCGATGCGCTGTAAAGCGTTGGTGTCGACACCTCCGTCGGCAGTGAGTGCATCTTGGATCTGCTCTTCCAGTACCCCAACGACCTTGGTCGTCTTGAGAGTACTAAGTGCGTCCAGCTTGGTTAGCAAGGCCTTCTGTGCCTTGAGAAGGAGGCTCTTACTCTCCTTGGAGATGTTGTCGGCCACTGCAGGAGTGATGTATGACCGTGGCGGTGATTTCTTCGAGGGAATCTCAGGACGCGTGGGCCTGCCATCGGGCACAGTCCGCCTGTCCGGAATGGTGGCGCGACCTGCATCTGCGGGATCCTGAGCGTCCGGCCGAGGCAGCTCATCTTGGCGCATGACCTTGGTACCCTCAGCACATCGCCGAAGCCTACCTAAAATCTCCGCCTTTCGAGCCACACGCTCGATTCTTTCTTGAAGATCGTATCGCACATGACCAAACTAACCAGTTTTTCCGAATTGTTCGAGACCGTAGAAACTGTTGGGTTTTCGGGTACTCGCAGGGGTCTCACAATCAAGCAGGCAGCCGCTCTACGGGAGGCGCTTGAAAGTATTTCCCCCACAACCTTTCAACACGGAGACTGTGTAGGGGCAGACTCCAAGGCACACGGCATCGCCCAGAGCTTGGGAATCTCCATCGAGACCAGGCCATGCAACCTTGAGAGGCTCCGCGCCTACTGTGAGGCAGCTGCCACACATCCAGAAGAGCCTCCCCTGGACCGGAACAAGAAGATCGTGCGCAGCAGCGACCTCATGCTGATCTGCCCTGCAGAGCTGCAGGAACAGTCTCGTGGTGGGACGTGGTCTACCTTCCGCTACGCGGTGACCCAGAATGTCCCCACCATAGTCATTTTTCGTAACGGTTCCATCGACAGTTACGGCACCGATGCCACTAATAGTGTAAAGTAGCCTAGCAGTAAGCCCATACAGGAAATGGCAGAAATATCAATGAGAGACTTCAAGAGTAGTATTAAGAACGCCAGTCGCCGTATCACGTTCCTCCGGGAGAAGTCCCACCAGAACTCGTTTGACAAGGCAGAGATCTCTGCCCTGGAGACTCTGGTCCGAGTTGCCAACGTCTATAACGACGCGCGAGGAGGCGGAGGACCTCATCTAGAGAACATTCTCTACATGGTGCGCGACGTACTGGAAGAGACCATCGAGGATTTCAGCGAGGACATCGACGCGATCCAGGTCGAGCGCCTCCAGGATGCCCGGAAGAAGTGTACCGAGGGAATCCGCATCATCCGCAACCTGGGGAAAGAAGATGAATGAGCTTACCGACCGCTACGTAGTGTTCGACTTCCAGAACACGCTCTGGAGGAGCTACATGGCTCGCCCGAGGAACGAAGAGGATATGCAGACCTCTACGGGGTACCCCTCTGGGCATGTCTACCGCTTCTTCCGGTCGGTCCACAAGTGGAAGAGCCAGTTTGGTGGCCACCCGGTTTTCATCTACGAGGGAGGTGAGAAGTATCGCTACGAGCTATTTCCCGAGTACAAGGCGGGGCGTGACCGTAACCGCGAGTTCGACCCAAAGCCTGACGTGGTCAAGATGCTCAAGCACATCAAGTGCACTGAGATCATCCCTGTAGATTCTGAGGCCGATGATGGGATTGCTGCGTGGGTACACAAGTACCCGACAGCCCGGCACCTCATTGTCTCGTCGGACAAGGACCTCTGGCAGCTGCGCTGTCCCAACGTGCAGATTGTGTTCTTCCAGTCAGTGATCTCTGACCAGGAGATCGAAGAGAAGTGTAAGAAGCACTATGGCACCCCCAAGCCGGCGTCTATCGTCCTGGCCAAGGCCCTCTACGGCGACAAGAGCGATGGACTGCCATCGGTCCCTCGCCTGTTCAAGAAGCACGTCAGCCCTCTTCTTGAGCGTGTCCGCCTGGTGGATGACTTCTTCGCGGAGATTGATTCTCTGCCCACGAAGACAGCCCAGAAGCTGCGAGACCACGAGGAGCAAGTTCGCAAGGTGTACGAGGCTGTACAGCTTCGGGCGCACTGCAAGTTAAGGCGCCGCGAGCGCGAAGGAAACGCGGAGAAGCTTACGCAGTTCCTTGAGAAGTTCGAGTGTGAAACACTTCTACCGCTAGTCGATGCGATGGTTAGCTGAGGTAACTATGGAAGACGAAAAGACTGATTTCGAGGCTCTGGTAGACCTTGTCACGCACATGTGTGAGGAGCTGGTCGACGACCCGAGCGAGCTACGGATTAATCATGCGTACATCGGCACTACGGGGTGTATCGAGATCCGCGGCCCGTCCGATGACATCGGGAAGATCATGGGTCAGAAGAAGGCCACGATTGCCGCGATCACCTCGATCGCCACAGCGGTGGCGTCCAAGTACCGCTACCGCATCTTCATCAACGTACTGAACGACCAGGAGTACGAAGAGATGTGCAGTTACCACGACGACGTAGGCGAGGGTAGCCTCGTGGAGGTGAAGTAATGGAGAAGCTTGAGAACATTGGCGAGACTAATGGTGACTCGTACCTGTACTACATGCTGGGTGTCATTTGTGCCCGCATGGAAGTGGGCGGAAGCCAGCTCCGGCTCCCTCCTACTGGGGTCAATTACTTCTCTGGTGCGGGCCTCTCACGCCTGGTTCAGTTGGGCCTCACGTGCGAGGAAGGTAAGGTATTCGGCACGCTGGATGAGAAGAAGTTCGTCTTCAAGTCGCTGGGGCTGTCCAGCAAGGCCAAGACCCTGAAGCCCGACATGGAGGCCATGGGTGATAATGGAAAGTACTTCCTGCGAGCGCTCGTTGAATGTGCGCAGAAAACTGAACTGTGGGAGCACAGCCCTCGTTACACTG